AACATATCACCTAAAGTACCTAATGATGTGAAAAGAGCTTCTTCGTTTTTTTCGTTTATATTTTTTATTTCATCAGCTAAATCTTTTCGTTCTTTTTCCATTTGAACGTAGAACTCTAATGTATCTAATTGTTCTAATAATTTTTTACCTATATCCGTACCTGTCGCCGCTTGTTTTTGTAATATTTTTTCTTTAGCTTCTTGGATTTTGGTAAGTTTAGCCGATACATCCTTCTCACCTTGTAAATCGGATAGTAATTGTTTTTGGTCATCATTTAGTTTTCTTTGACCTTGTACTTTTTTTGTTAGAATGGCAGCAATATTATCCTGAAGAGATTTCTCTTGTTTGAGATTCTTCAGATTTTCAGCATTGGCTTTCGCCATATCCTGTAATATTTTTTTGCCGTCTCGTGCCATACTACTAATATATCTTTATTATTTCCAATCTACTGGTTTGATATTATATTTTTTAAGAACCTTTTCGAACTCTGGGTCTTTTGTCAATTTCTCGTATTCTTTCTCTTTTTTGGACTTTTTTATATTTCCAAAAAACTTAGATAAGAACCCTTCAGAAACTCCGTAAGATTTTAAAATCTCTGTAAGTTTTGATTTTTTTATTTTTGTCATAGTAATCGCTCCGTTATTCTTATATAGTATAAATATAGAAATACCCAACAAATCTGTTGGGTATTAGTATTATCTTCGTCTAGCTTTTGATTTTCTTACTTCTTTATCGTACTGTTTCTTTTCTTCTTGCTTAAACTCTACTATTTTACCAATGTAAAACTTACGAGCCCAAACAGGCATATTATAAACATCTGAAAAGGTGAATCCACCATTTCCATGATAAATCAAATCAAAGATATGAGAGTGTAAATGCTTTCTATAGTTAAGATTGAGGCCAAAAAAACCCTAAATCCATAGGCAGTAGCATTTCTCTCCTTTCCCCAGTCTCTTCAGAAATAAATTCGTATGTTAAATCCATATCGGGAACGGCTTTGTTTATATGCATTCTGAGAGCTCTTGAATCTGCTGCAAATAATTCGTTATCTACGAAATGGCTGATTGCGGTTTGGTCTGTTTCACCATCTACCGATACAATCGTATTTTTTAATCTGATAGTAAGGTTTTTATCAGTTTTATCTTTCAACTTTCTAGATGCTTTCTTTTGAGCTTCTAATTGATGTTGGATTTTTCTTTCCTTACTTTCAGTTATTGCTTGAAATGTTACTTTTCTTTTTGATTGTGGTAATGTAAACTCATATTCATTTTTATGTAGTTCTACTTGACCTGAACCATCATAATCACCTGCTTCAAATTGAGTTAAATCAATTGTTTCTTTTTGTTTTGTACCAGGTGATGTTGGGTCATCAATCTCTACTTCGTAATCTTTACCATATCCTAAGATTCTAGCGGCAATCATAATGGCATTTTTATCACCCAATGTAATATCTACATATTTTACAGGTTTTCCTTCACCATTTGATATAATAAGAGATTGAAATAATCTATCTAATACTGAACCATCTTTGATATAAGATTGTGTTGTTAAGATATCTTCTTCTTTAGCCGTCATATACTTCATCTCTATCTTTCCACTTGATAAAGGATTATCTTTTGAGTATATGAGACCTTTTGAAGGTAAATCTACGATTTCTGTTGGGAATTTGTAATCAGAAACCTTTTTTTGCTCGTACTGTTGTTTAGCGAGCTCCACCATATCTTCGTTAGATACAGGTGTTTTGTAATCATCTTGTAATTCTTCTTTACTCATAACGTTTCTCGTTTTAAAACTTTTTAATATTGGTTAACCATATATAAATATGATAATTTTATTAATTAAACGAAAAAACCCCAACATTTCTGTTGAGGTTCTCATTATTTAATTTCTAATATATAAAATATAACAATCCGAAATTAGTATTGTAGTATTGCGTAATCATAAGCGAGTGTTAAATCTACAGTTGCCAAATCTTCACCAGTATAATCCATATCTGAGAATTTAGCCGTTTCGATAAATGCTCCTTTTAATGTCCATTCTTCTACTTTATCACCTACAGGACCCAAACTGTTAAATGTGATATCTTTTTTGTAGAAGTCAGAGTAACCATCTCTACCTGTTACTGATTCGTGGTGTAGTCTTACCCACTCCATAGCCGCTTGTGCTGCTGATGGAACTACTGGGTCATACAATGAAATTGTTAAACTACTCCATTCACTTCTTCCTTTTACATATCTTCTAACATTGATATGGTCTATTGTAACCTTACCATTTGCTATCTCAGGTCTGTTGGCTGCTTTCACTAAGTACGCTGGGATTCCCTCAATGTACATAATGAATCTGTTTGACATCTTTGGTTCAAAAGATGTAAACATTACTTCTGTTGGGTCTAATAATTGTGCCATTTAGTTTCTCCGTTTCTAATTCTTTATAATAAATATAGTTCTTTTCAAAAAATAGTTAGTCCCCCTTAATAAAAAGGGGAACTAAATTATTTTATATTATTCTGGAAATGCTGCTCCAGTTGGTAATACGTTGAAATCAAGAACTATAAATTCTGCTGTTTTTGCTGGTTGTAAGAAAATCTCACCAACCATAATGTTTCTATCAATAACATCTGGAGTGTTGTTGGTTTCATCCATCTTCACTCTAAATGCGTATAAACCTTGTCTTTGTTGGATTGATTCCAAGAAAGGATTAACGATTGATAAGAATCTGTTTCTAGTAGCCGCAGTGTTGTTTTCAAACACTAAGTATCTAGTAGATGATGCGATGAATTTCTTCACTGCAATTAACAATCTTCTTACGTTAATTCTATCCAACGCAGATGGTTTAGCCTGTAATGTTTTCTGTCCAAATACAGTAACACCTTGTCCAGGGAAAGTTGCGATAGGATTCAATCTACCTTCGTAAAGTTCATCTCTCTCAACTCTTGTCAATCTTGTCTTAGCTTCAATTACTGAAGTTAATCCACCTCTGTTCAATCCTGCAGGAGCGAACCACTCAGCGGCTACTTGGTCGTTAAATGCAATAACGCCAGGAAGTACAACTGATGGTGGCACCCATACTGGTTTGTTTTTATCCGTATCAAGTATCTTAACCCAAGGATAGTAAGATGCAACATAGTTTGAATCAAATGCTTGAACCGCATTTACTGCAGTTGAGATTGAATCACTCCATGCCGATGCATCCATTACAAAGAACGCATCTTGTCTATCTTCACACATATCCTTAGCGAATACTGATACAGATGAATGTAATCTATGGATAACACCTGGTAATACTAACATATTGATATCAAATTCATCAGGATTAGATACAGCGTTAATCGCTTTTCTATATGCTAATGTTCCAGTCGCTGTATTTGATGATAAATCAAATCCTTGTGAGTTTCCAGCACTAATATCATTTCCTGTTGATACAACTCTATTTGGTTTAAATCCATCGAAACCACCTTGAAATGGTACTAAGAATTTACGAGAGTTAATAGAAGTGGTATTATCATTCAATGAAATTGCATCTGTGTTAGGTGCTGCAGAAGATGGATAATTAGCTCCACTTTCTTGGTTATAATCACCTAAGTAGAATGCTGAACCTACTGAACCACCACCTGTATCTGGTGTTGGTGCTAAGAAGTTTCTATTATCTGTTAATGCGAAATCAAAATTAAATCCGTAGAATGCTTTTGCGTTGTACGAACTATTGATTTGTTGTGCAGATACATAAGAAGGATTTGGAATTGATACAGCAGTTCCGTAAGGATTCTGTAATGCTGCAAATCCAAATGGTACTAATGATTCATCGATACCACCGTTTCTAACTGCGGTAGTACACTCAACTCTAATATTTTCTGAGTTGTTTGGATAATCACCATTAGTTGATAATTTACCATCAGCATCAACTGTAATGTACTTATCACCGATTACTCTTTCGATGTAATTTGGTGAATCAGGATTTAAGTTAACACCTTGGAATGTTTCAACAATGTTAGGTCTGATATCAGAATCAACCACACCTACGAATGGTGAACCTGCGATTTTATCTTGGTCTACTCTTCTTACTACTACAGTAAATGAACCATACTCAGAACCAGGAACAGTTCCAGCTGGTTTGATATCTTGGATACCGATTTTAAACTCATAGTTAGTTGCCGTACCATGTGATAATGTATGGAACTTAAATAAGTTTGTTGTATTTCCACCCACTTTTTGTGATGTAATAAATGGTGTAGATGCTTCAGCGTAAGCTTTAGTGTAATCTATATCCTTAGCAACATCGAGTGTTACTACAGGAATCTCACCACTTAATGCAAATGATTGTGATTGGAATGTTTTAAAGTTTGATAACACATAAGGATTCTGTGCACCTCTTGGTGAAAATCCAAATAACTTAGTGAAGTAATCATCACTTGTTGGATTTAAAGAAGCACTAAATGCAGTTCCAGGATTACTGATAGATGAACCTGATACTGTTAATGTGAAAATTGATGCAGATACATCAGATGAACCTTTGTGGTCTCCAATTGTACTTGCTTTGAATACGTCAGTATCAGACGTGATTTGAGTTGTTGGGTGTAATACCGCAGCAACTTTACTACCAAGTGATGATGATACTGATAATATGATTGGGTTTTCTAGAGTATATCCGTCTTGTCCTAATACCCTAACGATTGTTGCAGTTCCTGCATCTTCCAAATAAGCTTGAGCAGTATAAGGTAGATATGAATCTTCTGTCAATCCACCAAATACTTCCTGAAACTTTTGAAATGAGTCTACTTGATATGGAACGAATGCTGGTCCTTTAACTGTAGACCCTATTAATGCTGCTCCAATTTCACCAATCCCTTGAGGTAGAAACGACAAGTCCTTTTCTCTCGTAAAAACACCAGGACTTACTATTCTTTCTGCCATTTGATTCTCCTATTAATTTCTTTTGGTTTTTATTATACTAATAAATACATTAAAAAACCCAAAACGATAGTATTTATGAGATAGGAGTAAAAGTACCTTGTTCTATGTTGAACTCACCATTACCATACTTTTCTTTAAATTCATTAGTAAGGTTAAGTTCCTCACTTCTTAAATCTCTAAATTTGGTTTGTAGTTCAACTTTAACACCTTCAATATTATCTAATATTATTTGTGTATTCAGTAATTCTACCTCAATCTCCCCTAATCTTGCCGTTACATCCGCAAAATCTGTTCTGAATTGTTTAACTCTTTCGATGTCTTTCTCATCGATTTTAACAACTTGTTTTTCTTTTATTTCTTTAACTTCTGCCATAACTTTAATTTTTTTAAATTTTTGGTTGTTATACTTTTATGTATATAAATATGATAATTTTTTTCTAAAGATTAAATTTCTGGTTTTATCTTCCAAACCAACTTAGAAGTTCCAAATGCTTTACTGGTATTTATCTTCAATCCAGTCTGTTCTGGTATAATATATGCTTTAGCGGTTAGAGATACATTAGCTCTAACAATTCGTTCTTCACCCACTCCATTTGTTGTATCAAATGAGTATGATTCACCTTTGATTTGAAATTTATACCTTTGTCCAAAAGCACCACCTTGAAAGTATATAATTTGTTCTACTACTTTGTTTAAATCTTCCATATAATCACACCATACAATAACATCATACGATATATTAACGTAATCAGGTCTATCTACAATAAACTTTTCTTGTACTGGTTTCTGGTCTTGTAGAATAGAAAATTGGTCGTATCTATTTTCTTGTGAATATTTTCTAATAAATGATTGTGATGTATCTTCATCAGTCATCACTTTCAGTTTTGAGTATTCTGTATTAATATCTAATGAATTTCTTTTGAAAGAAATTAGTGGTGTTTGTACTTTACCATTACCATCTCTAAGGAATCCATCTCTTTGTGCAGACGACCAGTTTTCAGGTGATGCATATAATACAGGTACAGGAATAAACTTACCGTTTTCTTCAATGATTGGTTTAACATCTCTTTCTAAGAAATCTTTAAATGCCAAATCAATATCATAGATACCAACCTGAATATTCTTAACATTATCATTTCTACGAGATACTTGTTTTGCTTTATTCAGTTTAGGGTCATCTGAAAAGGAACTTTTTGTTCTTTTCAAATCAATCTTATCATCTCTTTCTATTCTATATCTCTGAGCCATATTAGATTCCTACTGGTAAATCATTATCATTTTTATTAACACCTACTCTAAAATCATCAACTATTTTTAGTTGACTTCTCTTAGCAACGTGAGTTTCACAAATAATAGATACACTATAACCATGTTCATCACCACCATCCCAAGTAGCTGGGTTTTTACCTGCGAAGAATTGGTTTTGGAAAGTTACATCTACAATGTGTTGTTCATCATTCCACTCAATCACATCACCCAATTCAGGAAATATATTTTTATCTACTAATATATCTCTTAAAAAGTAGAAGTTTACATTTCTAGTATAAGATGAACCAAACTCATCAAAAATTTGTTCTGCGTTTGTTCTATCAACTAATGTAGGTATTTTTACAGGATTGTAAAAAACTTTATTCTTACCCTCACCATATAGATTTCGTTTGGTATCTTCTAAAATAATTTTATAGTAGTACACTTCGGTATCTATGATATCCGTTATCAGTTCTTTGTTTATTTTACTAAACAAAGCCATATCTCTCTGTCCACCGAATAGTGCCATTTGTTACCCTACATAAATTGCACGAGGGACTCTATTAAGAGTTAGTTCCATCGCTTCTGATTCTTCTTGTTGTGCTTGTAATAATGCTTTTCTAGAAGTTGCCTCTAAGTTTTCTCTTAATTCTGATATTAAGATTTCTTTTTCAGATGCGGCCTCACTTCTTAAATCAGCACCATCTAAAGTTATTTCTGAGTTAGGGATTGGTACAGAACTAAACTTAGCTCTAACTGCACCTAACATCTCTTTGGCCAATGCCAATGTATATTTCGCAATCCATTGTTTACCAACGTGATTTATACTATTGTATGGTATTCTATCGTATTTAGCATTTGAGTAATCAGATACAACAGAAGTTGATATAATTGGATTACTTCTTTCTGCATTTTTGATGTAATGGAAGAATACTTTTCGTCCTGTATCTGATGTTAGTGGAATTGGGAATAATTTGATTCTATTATTAATTAAATGGAATCCAAATTGTGACCTACGAACCATATCATTAAATTCAATAGCTTGTAATCTTAACAAATCATCATATAATGGTGACATCATAAAGGAAACACCAGGTGAGTAGTTACCCCATCCAAAAGTATCCATCATTTGTTGTGAACCTAAACCTGTTCCAATAAACGGGTCGAAGTATCTAACCATTGCAGGTGGTGCTTGATGAAATACTTTTTTAATTTCTATATCATCTACACCCGCAACACCATCTTCTAAATTAACAATTGATGAATCTGTTAAATCGTATATCTGTTGACTACCTGTCATTGTAAATGAACCTGTATAGTAAGTTACTCTACCACCACTACCAGCTTCAGTACCATAATCTTTGGCCAATGATACTAATCCACCTAAATTTGCGTTTAGTTGTGTTTGAGATAAGTTAGAACCAGTTGAATGTCCTTTTAATGAAAGTAAATTTTCTCTAATATTAAATTGATTTACTTGTGATGAATATTCTGTTGTTGCTTCTTCAAAACAAGCATAAAAGTTTATATCCTGTAGTTCTATATCTACTATAGGATATCCTAATCTCTTAGCACACCAACCAGCCGTTTTATCAGCTGATGAAGTAAACTCTGTATCTGTATCATAATATCCAAAAGGTGTACTACCTTCTGAAAATGATGATGAACCAGGCCATATCGGAATATTTACTGCCATTTATTATCTCCTAAATCTTTTATATAAATATGAGAATCTTAAAGAATCACTTATTTATATACCATATCAATTCATAAGTTTGTTTTCCAATCGGATGTGGTATGGTTTTTATATGTTGTTCCCACCCAAATGATTTTATAATTTCTTCTACTTTTTCTATTTTAGATGCTATATCATTAAAATAAGAATATATTCCATTTGGATTTAGTAATTTAGGAACTATTTTTGTGAATGATGCCCATTGAGGATATTTTTCATAATCAAAAACATACGTGTCAAAATAAATACTATCAAATTTTTTACCCTCTTTTATAAAATCTTCTATCACATCTTCCCATAAACCACAATAAACATCAAATCCCATCTCTTTTGCCTTTTCACAAACCTGTGGGTGAGCTTCTATAATATGATGTTCTTTTGGGTTATGATTTCTGATATAAGTATCTATAATTCCTAAACCAAACCCAACATTTAAAACAGAACCACCATTAGAACATAGAATATCAGAAGTTTCTTTCATCAATTCTGATTCATTTGTTGCCATAATTGGACAATCACAATTTATATACTTTGATTTTAGTTCTGTTTCTGTAAATATAACTTCGTTTTCTAAATATTCTTTTAACATACATTTATAGGTTGGAATGGTACATCAATTTTATCATAATTTACAAAAATACCATCATTAGTATTAATTAAAACATCTTCGAACCCTAATCTTTGTAAATCATCTACCATTGTTCCGATAAATCTTCCTTTACCATGTGATTCATCTTTATAATTAAAGTGATACATTGGAATACCCATTGGTGAATCTCCAATAAATTCGATATTGTATTTTAATCTTCGTTCTGAACGTCCACAACTGAAAGTTTCATCTGTTACTACTCCACTTTCTACAAGAGCTCCACCACTTGTACCTATCCATCTATAATATCCATCAGGTGCTGAAGTTGTACCAGCTGAGTTTCCATATAGGCTGTCACCAGATGCTGGATATGTTCCACTACCATCATGATAATATGTAGGTGTAAGTTCTGCAGAACAAGCTTCATCTGATTCATCAGAGTGATATCCAACTGATACCGATGTTAAACTAACAGCATCGTGGTCATATGAATAAAACTCACCCATCGTATGTGGTACACCACCATTAGGTCTATTAGATGAATCGTTTACTGTATTTATTGTACCATTAACACCAGTTGACATATCTGTAAGACTTATATTTGAATATTGAATGGCTGTAGAGCTGTAATTATTTTCCCCTAATTCTGCTCTAATACCTCTCATTGAAAGTTCACCACTATCTGGAACTGCCATTACAATCTCCCTTTTAGTTCTTCGATTTCTGCTTTTAAATCTTTGATTGATTCAATTAATAATGGAACTATCTTTTCATATTTAACTGCTTTATATCCACTATCTCTCGTTTCAACTACTTCTGGTAAGACTTTTTCGATTTCTTGTGCGATTACACCAACATCATTTCCTTCATTTGGATGAAATTCTTCCATATCTTCTATCCAATCAAAAGTAACACCATTTATTTTTGATACTTTATCTAATGCGTTTTCAATTGGTTTAACATTTTCTTTTAATCTTTCATCTGAGGAATAATAAGCTACAATATCATTACTAGCTCTAATAACTCCATCTGTTGAGGAAGCGTTTGTATTTACACCCAATGCCCCACTATTAACTTTTAAACCATTTGAATTAATAGTCAATCTTTGAGTACCACCAGTTGATGCAGCAATTGTATCTGTTGTAGAACAATAGAATCCTGTATTGGTATCACCAACGAAACTAAATGCTGGGTTTGATGATGAACCATCACCAGTTCTAACTCTACCACCTGTTGCACCATCTGTACCAGCTACTAAATTAACACCATCAAATGTTAAATCGGATACAGATGAAATATTTGAAGTAGTTGACCATCTTGCGATTCTGTTTGCTACACCAGTTCCCGTTACTGTACCTGTATTAGTAGTATATCCCGCACCATTATCTAATTCACTATTATCTGATGGGATTGATAATGTTGTTGAACCTAATGCAGTAACGTGTCCATATGTATCTAAGGTTATATCTTGAATAACTGTATTACCACTATTGTTTACGGATGATTGAGTTGATGTATCATTATGGTCTACTGTTAAAGTTGCTTCACTTACTGATGTAGTGATTGCGTTTCCACCTGCGATTGCGGCTGCGAAATTTCCTGATGTAGCATTTACACTTCCAGTATCACCATCAAGCCTTACACCTGTGATATCACCGGCTCCAGTATCACCAGTTGCAACTGCTGTAATTCTACCATAAGCATCAACAGTAATTGTATCAATCTTAGTTCCATCAGCTGTTGAACCATAAGTTCCTGAACCAACACCAGCGGTTTTTAGTGAGAATGTTAAATCGTATGGGTCTCCATCTGAACCATTTGAAGTATCTGTCCAATTAATATCAATACTTTCACCCTCTACAAATTTAACTTCTTTGTTTTCTGTAATTGTTACTTCAGTACCATCACCATCTTCTAATACAAACCCACTACCCATTGTGTTGGTATTTGTAACAGTACTTGAAATTGTTACTTCACCATCTGCGGTAGTTTCACAAGTAATACCAGTACCCGCTCTGAAGAATAAATCATCACCTTGTGTGATTGTAGTAGCGTTAGAATCAGTTGTTGCAGATACTGTAAATCCACTACCCATTGTGTTCGAAGTAACGTATCCCGCACCATTATCTAATTCGTTATTATTTGTTGGGATTGTAGTTGAATTGAATGCGTTTGAACCTAATTCTCTTGTTCCAACTACTCCACTTCCATTTATCATTAATGAGGTTGCTTCTGAAGATTGTCCTGATGTTCCTGTTAGTTTTAGTGTTGTGAGTTCTCCACTTGAGCCACTAACAATTAGTTTTTTCCAATTTGGCATAATTTCTTTTCCTTTTAGTTACGGTTGGTTACTTACACTATGTAAGCCCACTTCCCCATTATGGGGCCAATATCTAAAGATATGTATCAATAAATATAGAATAATTTTTTATTAAACAAAAAACCCCCTACATTTCTGTAAGGGGTTTAAAATTTATTCATCAGATAAAAGTGTTTGTAGTTTTACAGCCGTTTCATAAACGATTTGTACATCCCTTCCTTCAAAGTTAGATTTGGCAATCAATTGTAAGAGGAATTCTAACTCATTTGGTGTTAGATATACTTCGTTTTTATTATTTGACTTATCAACTCTCTTTCTTAAACTTTTAAAATCTTCCATAATTTTTTTAATAACTTTTTTTAGTTTCATTACTGATTATTATACATAAATGTAGATTTCATTTGATTCAATTCTGATGTTACCAGCTTTTCTATAGTTAGAATCATCTGAAGTAACTACTGCGGCAATAGATGCATCGAATGATACAGTATTTTCACTTGCACTAGCTCCAGCGAAATCAAATTTCCATCTATTATCAGATGTATCGTATCCTATAGCAGCACCATCCACTTTTTCAATAATAGCTACATCAGCTGAAGCTTCAGCTCCCTCGTTCAATGATATTATTACATCTTTAACTGTTAAGTTATCAGTATTTACAGTAGTAGTTGTTCCACTTACAGTTAAGTTACCAGGAATAGTTACGGTATCAGAAGAATCACCAATTGATACTGCGTTTGAACCAAAACCACCAGCTAATCTAGTTTTAAGATTTGCAACAGATACATCAGTATCGGTATTAGTTGTAAATGTTAAGGCTGACTGTAAGTAAGCTTGTAATACACTTATATCCATACGTTTTAACGTACCAGCATCACTTAAAACTAACTCATCTGTAGATGCAAGACCACTTGTTAGAGCGGTTGCACCTGTGATATCTGATACAGAGAAGTTCATATCATCTACAACGAAATCCATATTGTTATTAGCATCATCATAAGTTACTGAGATTCTAGTCTTAGTTCCACCTGTTGCTACTAATGGTCCTGCGATATCTTGTACTTGTTCATTACTTAATTGTGTGTTTGCTGTACCTGCAATTGTTACTGCACCTTCTGATTCAGTTAGTGTAATGTTTGAACCTTGTGTAAGGGTTAAAGTTTCATTA